GTCATGACTCGCTATGCGAAGAAAATGGTTCGTCCTGATATGTACGGTTTGGTTATCTGCCGTGGTTTGTTGGGTGAGTCTGGATCCTAATCCTTGATTCTCTAACAAAAAAGACCCTCGGACTTCGGTTCGGGGGTTTTCTACTTTAGGCACTATTTATTATAAATCTGGGAGAATTTTATGAAACCAAAAATGAAAAGAATTTGGGCTGCCAAAGAAGCTCAAGCAAAACAACTTGCTGAACAAGCAGCCAAAGCAGAAGCTGAAAAGAAAGCTGCCGCTGAAGTAAAAGCAAAGAAAGAAGCCGAAGCCGCTGCCAAAAAGAAAGCAGAGGAAGAGGCAAAACAAAAAGACGAGAAATCTAAAAAGTCATCTCGCAAAAAGAAAGAAGAGAAATCCTCCGAAGATTAAAACGTTTGTTTCATTTCGTATCTCTTGACCTCCGTTGCTTAGCTTCGGAGGTTTCTTTATTTTCAAACTAATTAATGGTACGGAGGATATTACATGAGTTTCCCTGATTTAACCCCAACATCAACGCAATCTGCGATTGTGTTACCAATTAGCGCGTCTTCAGACAGCATATCGGATGCAGAACTTACAAGCTCTTTAGCTATCGGCTACTATACCGGAAATGCTTTTATAGCAGGCGCAAGAGCACAAGTTGCTTTTACATACAAAAGGTTGGGAGGAGATATTCTTGACATTGAGTTGACCGCCAGAAACGTCTTTAATCACTACGAGGAAGCCGTCTTAGAGTATTCCTACATCATGAACCTCCATCAAGCGCGGAACTCACTAGGGAGCGCCCTAGGCGGTCCTACAGGGTCATTTGATCACAAGGGAGACATCACTGCTGGTGAAGGCGTCTCTCTCAAATATCCCAAGTTCCAATTCGACTATGCTTTCAGAAACGCTGACAAGTTTTCTTCTGAGGCATTGGTCGGAGGAACCGAACCCGTTTATTCAGCATCATTTGCAAGCGTGACAGATCAACAAGAATATGACTTGCAAAGCATTGTATCCTCTTCTCAATCTGGAGAAGCATGGGATGGAATGGGAAATAAACGAATTAAGATTAGACAGGTGTATTACGTATCACCTCAACAAATGTGGAGATTTTATGGCTATTATGGCGGCCTTAATGTTGTGGGCGATTTTCATAACTACGGTCAGTACGCTGATGACTCAACCTTCAACGTCATCCCACCATGGCAAAACAAAGCCCAAGCAATCGCATACGAAGACCACCTCTACACGAGGACGTCACACTATTCCTATGAGATATTAGACAACAAGCTTAAGCTTTACCCAACGCCTCAAAGTGTGTCACCAGAGAGATTCTGGTTTAGATTCACCGTTGAAAATGACGGAGGAGCTTTTGCCACAGGATCATATGATTCTGGTGTAAATGGTGTCAACAACATGAATACATTGCCAATGGAGAATATTCCATTTGAAAGCATCAACTCTGTTGGTCAGCAATGGATTCGTAGGTTTGCTCTTGCGCTCTCTAAGGAGACTCTAGGGCAAGTTCGAGGCAAGTTTGGTGGTAATATACCAATTCCAGGCGACAACGTCTCCCTGAACGCCTCAGACCTTCTATCGCAAGCAAAAGAAGAACAATCTGCTCTCCGAGAAGAACTTAATAAGCAGCTTGACGAAATGCTGTATTCCAAGATTGCCGAGACAGATAAGGCCATGGTTGATAATATGGATGCATTAGTGGCCAAAGTTCCACTCAAGATTTTTGTAGGGTGATCTAAATGTCAAAATGGGAAAGACCAACGCAACCTCCTTCTCCGATGTTTCTCGGAGAAAAAGAAAAGAACCTCGTAAAGCAAGTCAATGATGAAATCATCGAAAGAGTTGTTGGACAACAGATTCTTTACTTCCCGATTGACATGGAGACCACAAACTTCCATCCATTATACGGAGAAGCTATTGAAAAAAACTTTCTTCACCCAATCCGAGTATACGCTCTTGTAGAATACTTGGGAGTAGAGACTTCATTCATGGAAGGTATCGGTATTGACAAGACCACTGGATTGAAAGTTAATTTTCACAAGCGAAGATTAACTGAGGATCAGAATTTATTCGTCAGAGAAGGCGATTTCGTTAGATACGGAAGTATTTACTATGAGATAGTAAAGATCAACGAACCAAAACAGCTTTTTGGACAGATTGACAGCAGATTTGAAGTAACAGCTGAATGCATCAGAGCAAGAGATGGAGTTTTCAATGGCGAATAATGAAAAAGTTCTCACCCCGTCAACAATTGAGACCATTGACATGGCAATATATAACCTTATCAATGAAGGATTCGACTTGCACACAAGAACAAACACTGGATTTCGTAAAGTTCCCGTGCTTTGGATGTCACCAGAGAGAGCCGTCAACTCAAAAGACAAAGATATTCGAGATTCCGTTGGAAAATTAAAGCTTCCTTTGATATCGGTTGACAGAACAAGCTTTAATAAAGACCCCGCTTTCAAGGGCGGGTGGCAAGCTCATGTATTTCCGGACACAAATGGTCCGAGAGGATACAAAAAGAATCAAAGATTGGTTTCTAGAAAAGTTGCTCAAAATCCAACAAGAAAGTTTGCTCAATCCGAAGCAAAAAAGACTTATAATGATCACAATTTCCCAACAGACAACAGAAAAGTTGTTTATGAAGAAACTTATGCACCCATTCCTGTTTGGGTAACCGTTAATTACTCTGTAACACTGCGAACAGAGTATCAGCAGCAAATGAATGACCTTATGGCACCATTTGCAACAAGAACAGGTCTAATTAATGCAATATTTGCAGAATATAATGGACATAGATATGAAACCTTTATTCAAGGAGACTTGACTATGTCAAACAACACTGCCAACCTAGGAGAGGACGAAAGAATGTTTCAAACAAAAGTTGATCTAAAAGTTCTTGGCTACTTACTGGGTGATGGCGAAAACGAAGAAGCTCCCAAAATTACAACAAGAGAAACAATAGTCGAAGTAAAGATTATCCGAGAAAGATCAATTGTCGGAGATACCAAACCATGGGAATCTGACGATGATTCTTTTAGAGACTTTTGATGATTTTGGAAAATAGAGCTACTATTTATTAGGAAAATGATTTTATTAAGGAGATAAATCCATGGCTAAAAAATTTGACTTTCTTTCACCCGGAGTTGAGATCCGCGAGATTGACCAAAGTTTCATTCCACAAGAAGCGGAAGCAGAAGGCCCAATTATTATTGGTCGCACAAGAAAAGGACCTGCTAATAAGCCGGTAAAAATTAGAAACTTAGATGATTATGTATCAGTGTTTGGTCTCCCAGTTCCCGGTGGTTCTGGTGTCCAAGGTGATGTTTGGCGCGATGGAAATACTACTGGTCCTACTTACGCATCATATGCTGCTCAAGCGTGGTTAGCCTCAGAAAACTCTCCCATTACTATGGTAAGGATTGCGGGAGATCAACATCCACAAGCATCAACTGACGCTGGGAAAGCAGGGTGGAACTTAGGTGGTGACATCTCTACTAGTGTTGATACAAACTCAACAGCATATGGTTTATTCTTGATTGAGTCAGCTTCTGCTAATACAATGACAACCGGCTCTTTGGCTGCTGTATTTTATGCGAAAGAGGGATATTTGGCCTTATCTGGTGCAGCTGCTACTGATGGATCACAAGTCGAGCAGGCAGGAACGTTTGTTAAGTCTGTTGGATCTAATTGTGAATTTAAGTTAGTAATTAGCGGCTCTGGTGTTGCAAAGAAGGATCTTAACTTCAATTTTTCGAGAAACTCAACCAAATACATCAGAACAGTATTTAATACAAATCCTCAATTGGTTAATTCGCTCACAACTCCATCAGCACAAAAAGAGAACTATTGGCTTGGAGAATCTTTCACTAGAGAAGTTGAAGACCTTGGTCTTGAAAACAACGCAGAAGGAACTGTTTATGGCGTCCTTCTTCCACTTCAAAGCGGATCTACCAGCACTTATAACTGGGGAGCTCACAAAGAAGCAGCTCAAGAAGCTGGAACTGGCTGGGTAATTTCTCAACAAGAAAAAAATCAAGTCGATTTGTTTAGACTGAAGTCTCTTCATGTCGGAGAAGACATCCAAAAAGATTACATGATCGCAGTTGAAAACATTGCTGCTCCTGCTAATGCATCGGTTAATCCTTATGGAACATTTACAGTAGCAATTAAAACAGTCTCAGGACAAACTGTTGAAAGATACACGGGTCTTAACTTTAACCCATCATCTCCTGACTATATTGCCAAAAGAATTGGAGACCAATATCTTGAGTGGGATGAAACAAATCGTCGCTATAGAACTTATGGAGACTTCCAAAACCAGTCAAACATCGTTTATGTTGACTTGAAACAATTCATCAAAGATGGAGGCGGTCAAGGATTCTTGCCTGCTGGTTTTAAAGGACCTGTTCGTCCAAAAGGATTTACTTTAAATTCTGGTTCTGCAACAGCTACGACACTCGGCGACATCGGCACAGCCTTTGCAGGTGCTTTCGCCAAAGGAAATGCCTCAATGCCTTCTGCTGGT